GCCTCTAATATCGTGAAATTCTACACAGTTAGTCGGTGAACCAATGACACAAGCTAGGACAATCGCCTTATACATCGTCCTGTCGACCAGTCAACCGCTTCACGGTCTCGGTCTCCCAGATACGCAGCAACCACCAACACAACGCAACTAGCGCAGTAATCTCAGGCAACGCCTCAAAGAACGCACCAACAGTAATACCACCAAAAGCTAGGTCAGCCGTTGTCTTGGTTTCTTCGGTCATTAGTCTGCCTCTGCTATGGTCAAGGTGCCAGCGTCTACCTGACGCATAATCTCTGCGTAGTGCCGGTTGGCTGGGTCAAGGGGTACTGACGTTTCGATGCCGTCAATAGTGGCTTTGATACTACAGTTTACAGCTTCTGTCTCGTTTATTTGATGTGTTTGATATTGTGCTGATGTAATAGCTATTTCATTCATTTTTATAACTCCGAATCAAAACCAACAGCGTTAGCAAATAAACCTTGAGTTTTGTCTCCTATGGTAGAAGTATCAAGAACTACGCCTAGGCTTCTACTACTAGACGGACTCCCAAAGGTGCCAATAGAAGTGGCAGTTCTACTAGCACTATAATAGTCTTCTATTACATTTGTTCCGCTTACTAATGTTGCGCTTGGTGTAGCCCGCATATCTACAGCAAAAGGAACAATAAACGCAGCTTGTGAGCCACCGCTGTTTGAATACCCCCCAGAACACGATACATTTAACTGGTAATACCGCTGACACCTACGCAACTCATCGCCAAAGCTGCGGTGTTCAAACGGCGTGGCTGTGTCACCTACTTCTAGCTGGACGCCTGTGAAATTAAACGTGTTGTTTGCGGTCGCAGTATTATTAACTTGATTATTACTATAACGTTTATCAGCCGCTATCCAAGAACCGGCTGTTGTGTCATAAGTACCGCCAGAAGCACCTGCTACATTCCAGTGTATTTGCATACCTGCACCCGAAGATGACCACGTTCCAGAAGTAGGGGCAGGTACAGAAATAGATATATACTCCCAAGTGTTAACAGAAGATATAGTGTATTCTGCTACATAAGAGTAGTCACTACCACCTGCAACAAACCCTACGGAATAAATACCTGCAACACTCGCTTTAACCCAAAAAGATAAAGTAAATGACTTAGCATCAGATGTTCCAAAGCCAAAGTTTTCAATATCTTTATCTTCTACAACATATCTAACACTACCTGCTTCATCGCCAGAAGGCGTATCCCCTGTTAAAGTTTTTAACTGGTAATAATATTTAAAACCATTAGGTGGTGAGGTAGTTTCTTGCGTTACATCAAAGGTTAACGAAGCTAGATAACTACCAGACTGTCGTATTGAATAACGGTCACAAGAAAAATAACCACCCCCTGATGAAGCACTAACATCACCTCTTTGATTAACCTGCATAGCACCATTGATGATGAAGTTGCGGCCTGTCAGACCACCAGCATCTGCGCTACCAGCTAAATCTGCAAATTCTCTTGCCCTACTCATTACACATTCTCCAGTGCCGCTAGGCGTGTTTCAATATTAGCCAACCGTTGTTCAGTTGCTGCACCCACAAAGGCAAGCAACTCAGGATAGCGGATGCCCTTGCGGTTCTTTTCAATAGCACCTTCAGCGTCAGCTTCTACCTCATTGCCATCAGCATCAACATACCAAGTGCTGCTAATAAAAAACGCATAGTCACCAGCATCTAGCCCAGCGGAAGTCATAGCTGCCTCAACGTCCTGCGCAATAACACCTGTGTGTGTTCTGGCTGCATCGCCTTTGGCTTCAACTGCGCTGTTCCACTTGAAGGTTTTGAACAGTTGGCTGATGGCTTTAGCGGCTGTGATTTCAGCATCAGTCAGAGTTGCGATTTGCTGCTTTTCGTTAGCGTCAGATGTTTGGATAGTGCCGTTTGTGGCGTAAACGTCACCCCAACGAACCGTTGAATATCCTAAATCTACCGCATTATCTCTACCTGAGCCAGTTGCGGTAGCTGGAGAAATAAAATCAGCACTATCGTTAAACAAAAGACCAGTATCACCACCCGCAATATACAAGTCAGTGTTTTCGTTTGTTCCAACACTACCCACAGTGGTGCCGTCTTTGCGGAATTCAACAATGTCGCCATCACTAGTCTTGCGGTTCAGCGCAAGTGTTCTGCCGCCATCTCGCGTAAAGTCAGCCGCACCAATAGCACCATCGCCGTAAAGGGTGATGCCGTTGGTTCCTATTCCAGATGCCGTTTTGCCTAGCTGTAAGTTTCCGCTGCTGTCCAGTATCAAATCAGATGTGCCAACGTGAATAGGGTGGCTTGGTGACGCTTGGTTTATGCCCACCCGATTATTCGTGCTATCAACGTAGAGGGTGTTAGTGTCCACGGTAAGGTCGCCGTTCATAGCCACATTACCGCTAAACGTACCGCCATTCTTAGCAGACACAGTATCCGCTACAGTAAAGATGTCATACACCACAATTTCTACAATGTCGCTTGCAGACAAAGCCGCCAGACCACCAATGGTATTGGCTGTCGAAGTGTTGTAGTCAGTGCCAGCAACCAACGTAACGCCGTTAAGCATAACGTCTACATAGTTGCCATCACTAAATACCAGCGTGTTGCTATTATCATCAGCACCGGACAGTGATGTTTCACCGCCAGTGGCTGTGTAATAATAACGTGACCTAACGCCAGTTCCTGTAGGGGATTTTCCTATATATGCCATCGTGTTTCCTTATGGAGTTTCTTGTGCCGCCAGATGTGCCGCATAGGCATCCTTCACAGCCTGTGTATGTACCGCTGCACAGATAGCTTGTACCTCTGCGCTTTCACCACTGATGTCAGCGTTAGGTGCTACAACGTGTCGTGAAAACGCACGACTAATCTCAACGCCATCACGCTTGATGACTGTTGCGGTGCGTACCTGAACGTGCTTGTAGTCGCCTACGATTTCAATTTTGTCTTGTACTGTTTCTTCTGTTAGTGCCATTTTTATCTCCTTTGGCTGGACTGTCCAACCCTCATCTCCGATGGGGTTATGTGTCTGTGTAGTAATGAGCTACCCCGAATAAGCGATTAGCGTTAGTTGAACTAGAAAGAGCAGAACACTGTAGGTTGCCGGTGTCTCCCCGCCAAAGACGCATCGTGCTTCCTGTAACAAAACTATAAATTGGTCTATCGCTATTATAAGTGCCGTTTGCGCCAGAAAAGTTGTATGCAACAACTCCAAAGTAAAATGTGGTGGCTGGAGTAAAAGGTAGTCCAGCAACAAGAAGATTTCCGCTTCCACCAGTAGCGGAATCTGTGCCAATTTTAAAGGTTATTGTTACTAGGTTACCTACTTTTGTATACCGACCATCTTGGGTATCGTGAGTTACTGTAGGGTTTGAAGTTGACCCCTCATAAGTCGGAGTCCAAGTCCCCTCCTCATAGTCATCCAGATAATTATCCGAAGCCGTGCCGCCCACATAGACACCGCCGGATAACGTTATGTCATCAGCTTTTGTAATTTTACTTAGTGCCATTAGTTTGCCTCCAACGCTGCAATGCGGGCTTCTAATTCTTGGATAGTCTTAACCAACAACGGTACTAGCTTAGACTGGTCAATGCCCTGATAGACAGGGTTGCCCTCGTCATCCACTTCATTGTGTGTGCCGGTGATAGCTTCTGGAACAACGTCCTGCACCTCGTGTGCTAGGAAACCATCGACAGGCACAGCGTCCTCGCCATCAGCAATCCACTCAAACCTAGCTGGGCGTAACTGCTTGAGGCGTGTGGTTGCATCCCAGTCGTAAGTGACTGCGGTCTTGAGGCGATAGTCGGATGAGGTGTTGTAAGCAGTTGATGAACCGCTAGTGACTATACTTCCAACAATTCCATTCGGATTTCTAAACCAAAAGTGAGTAACGCCAGACGTGGTATTTTGCCACGATTGAAGGTTAGGGTTGGACACATTTCCGTTAATGGTAAACCTTGATGAGTCACGAACACTGCCATTTAGCGCAACATTTCCATTGTTATCAATACGCATCCGTTCGTTAGAACCGGATGTTTCAAATGCTAAAGCATCACTTCCGCCCGTTGTTATTTTAATGAGGTTTGAAGCACCAGTAATTGTTAATTGAGCCGCACTACCACCTGTTCCAGTTGTATATAAATTAACTAGATTTCCATCGGTAGAGTTACTGATGTGCAACGGCATATTAGGCGAACCAGTCCCAATGCCCACGTTGTTATTCGTGCTGTCAACGTAAAGCGTGTTGGTGTCTACGGTGAGGTCGCCAGTTACGGTTGCAGATGCAGCAGACACAGCACCAGAGAATGTACCGCTGGTAGCCTGTAGGGCTTGATTAGATGGGTGTGTTGCCGTTTGCTGGGCAAGACCTTGGAACACTACATAGAAAACATCAGTGGCTACAATGCTGCCTGTCATAGTCAATGCAGTGCCGGACACAGTATACGCAACACTAGGTTCTTGCCGGACGTTGTTGACAAAAACCTCTATTTCCTGTTCGTTACCAACAGCGTGGTCTAACGTAAAGCTAGTCCCAGTACCACCAGTTAAATCCTGATACTGCATGGAACTGAATCGTGCCGCAGGTGTGTTGCCTAAATAAGCCATTGCCTAATCCTTATGTAATATCAAGGTGACTAATAACTACGTCAGCGGATGATGCTGTATCTGACGTAACCTTGATAACATCCCCTGGTTCCATCACAACTTTCTGGTCGCCACCAATAACAACCAAGCTACCGCCAACAGGTATCGGTGCAGCCTTAACCAAGTATACACTATCTTCAGCACCGCTGGTACGCGCAGATGCGTCAAGCTGTACGTCAACAGTAATCTGGCTGGTGACAATATTGGCAACACTCATGCCAATTACAGTCGTTTGGGTTGATGCGCCACAAGTCAAGACACTGGCTGGTGACGTGCCTATGGCTGTATCTGTTTCTGATAAAAATGCGTTTGCCATTGTCCTATCCTAACGCTATTGCGAATGCTAATGCTTGAGGGTCTTGTTCATCTGCCCAACTTAGAACGCCTGAACCATCTGTTTGCAGTCTTTGACCGCTTGTTCCATCTGCATCAGGCAATGTCCATACCACGTTTGCTGCAACAGAAGCTGGTGCTTGAAACGCTACATAATTATTTCCGTTTGCAGAATCCTCTTTAAAGGCAAGGTTTCTCTGGTCTTCAATATAAACGCTACGATAAAACTCATTGCCACTACCGTTGACAGCGAACACGCGAACCGTGCCTGTGCTGTCGTATAGCTGGAAATTCATTGTGCTGCCAGGTGACACGATAGCAGTTCGTGTTGTGCCTGAATTATCATAAAAGAGCACATCGTCACTATTTACATGCAGTTCCTGTGATGCAGATGTATCAATCTTGTTTGTTGTGCCGTCGTGATACAGTTGCATATCTTGGCTTGTACCAAGTTGCAGCCGGTTATCTGTAGCACCTGTACTATCTGGGAACTGAACAAGCTGACCGTTTATATCAAGTGTGCCACCAAGCTGCGGAGTTGTGTCATTAACAACATCACCGCCAGCGCTAGCCTCAAGCACAATAGTACCAGATGCGTCATCGTAGGTCAGAACATAGTCATCCTGACCAGCACCTACTGTCTGGTCTGCATCAAACGTCAATGTGCCAAGCGTTACATTACCTGTGCCATCTGGCGTAAGAACAATGTCAGCATTTGACGTGGACACAATACTCTGCCCATTGATGTCCAAATCACCACCAAGCTGCGGTGTTGCATCTTCAACAATGTTAGCAAGGTTGCCTAGTGATGATACTACGTTAATCCACGCGCTACCGTTGTAAACGCGCATATCACCATCAGTGGTGTTAAAGTACAAAGCACCAGTAATCAGCGGGTCGCCGTCATTGTCTACCAGAACGTCGGCAGCTTTTGCCCCTAAATATCTGTCATCAAAATCATCATAGCTTGCCGCAGCATTTGTCTCGCTAGTAGCGGCATTGGTTTCTGATGTTGACGCAGCCGCTGCGCTGTTAGCTGCATTGGTTGCGTAAGTTGCGGCAGATACCGCATCTACAAGCAATGCCCAATATGATGTGTTTGTTAGGGCTGTGCCAGTAGGCGAGTTCTGTAACGCAATGTATACGTTATCTAGTTGTGCGGCTGTGGTTGACTTCACAATGTCACGTTCAACATAGTCTGCCGTTGTCGTGGTTGTGTCTGTGCCTTTGTATGTGCCAATCTCCTGGAAGATAGCCAAGTCACCATTGGTGTCAAAGCCTAAGATTTTGTTAGCACGGTCGGCTGGCCCTGCCGTAAACTCAGCCGTAGCAATAGTGTTTGTCTGCGATAGCTTGAGTGAACGCCCGACTTCCTCTTGTAGTTCTTGCGTGATAAATGTTAGCTTATCAAGCGCGTCCTCATGTGATTCCGCTGGGAACGGGTCGTTTGGCGTGTAGTCAGTTAGCTGTGTCAGCGGAGTAATCCGCAGCAAAACAACAGTATTGCCTGTGGCTGGGGCAGTTACAAACGTAACAGTGCCACCACCAGCGTTACCAACACCAGATACAGTGTAATTAGTTGAAATAGCCTGGACTGTTTCAGCGCCAGTAGTGTTGTTACGCAAAACAACCGTGATGTCGTCTTCGTCAAATATCTTGAACGTGTACGAAAACGCAACGGTGCTGCTATCACCCGCGTAGCTATTTTTAGTTGTGGTACTGCTAACTGTCATATTTAACTCCTAGCATATATATACAGCATTTTTACCTGTTGCGAAAGGTTGTTAGAATTGAACCGCGTATTCAGATGGCGAGAATATGAACTCTTGGTCGTTTTCTGTTTTTAACCGCTTTTCCATTCTACGCAGATACCCTGGGTTTGATGCTTCCTGTATTCCATAAATAAACAAATATTCCATGGCCGCGCGGGTATAGAATAGATTGATAAATGGTGCATTTTGCAATCCCAAGCGCACCAAATTTGACGCCGCATCATCACCCTGAATTACTTTTGAGTATATTGTGTATAGGTCATCAGCGGTTCCAGCTGTGGGGCCTAAAAGGGTTGTTGTAAATGACTGACCATATCTGTTTGCCTCGCCAAATATGAAGTCTCCAAAAATACCAGCACCGCCGCCCTGCAAAAACGCAGCTATGAATGTGTCTTTATTCTTAGCCATGTCAGCACTAAAAGCATCCCGTGGTTCTTTTCCTCTAAGGATATCTTTAGTAGCCATCGACAAATAACCCATGATTGTGCTGCCAATCATCATCTTAGCAATCCCAGCCTTACCACTCATGTGATACTGACTAGCTATGCCTTTCGTTAGATAGGTAATAGGGAATGCTTTTAGCTGCATGATTGTGCGGATTGCCTCACCGGCTGGTGTGCCCCGCATCAATCCTTGGTTCATAATTGCACGTTCTTTAGCACCTGGGGTCGGAATAGCAATGTCTGCCGTGTCTGTGTAAAGGGTGCCAAGTTTACCACGCAACTCATCAACAAAATTGTCACGCTGGTTCTGTGTTATATCTGTTATCCCTAGGCGTTTACTTAACTCGGCGTCAATTTTTGCTGGGTCGATATTTTCTACAGCCTGTGCAACCATGTACTTACGCCCATCAGCTGCAAACAAATCTGCGCTGCGCAACAAATCCCAGTCATCAGATGATATGCCGTACCTGGACAGCAACGATTTGCTTTCTGTAGGCAACTGGTCAAATGTCTTTCCCGCTTTGCTGGCTAAATCTGCGGCGAGTGTACGCGCAACACCAACTTTTTGAACCTTGTTCCACCATTGCATACCGTTGATTTTAAAGAATATTTGTTGGGCTTTTGCAATCATTCCTGGGCCGCTGTCGTTTGAACCAAACCGCGACAAAAAGTTTTGTTGCATATTTTCAACGCCAACATTTATTAGAAATGCTAACTGCTTCTGGTCTTTTGAATTGAAAGTGCTAAACACATCTCCAATAGACGAGGCATAAGCCTGGAATATGTTTTTATCAGTCATAGCGTGTATTGCTGATGCTTTTGTAGCAATGTCTGAAAACGATGAAATTGTTGCACCACCTAAACGTATCATGTTTTGCAGCATGCGCCACCCACCAGCTATGTCAGCAAAATCCGCGCCGCCAAAGATAGGCGCAGACATATGCCTAGCGCGCATAGAACCGTCAACCTCTTTCATTTGATTTTCAATGCGTCGCCGTGAAAGCGGTTTCTTCATTTCAGGCGTTTGCTTCGCCTCATACTCATCCAAAATGCGGGCAAGCATCGCCCCAGGGTTCGGGCCAAACGCCTCAAGAAGCCCTATTGTCTCTGCGTCATGCTGCATTCCAGACATAAATGCTTCTGCAAATGACATGCGGCTAAATTTTTGTGAGTATGCGTGGGCTTCATCAGGCCCTTTAAAATGTATTGTGCGCGATTGACTCGCAGACTTTGCTTTGTTGGCTGGTCCTTTAAACGCGGTAATCTTGTCTACATCTTTGAAGCCTTGAATATCATCCACTTTCATATGGTTGCCCATAACCAGATTATTATAGCTTCGCTGCAACGCTTCCTTCAGCGCGCCAGCTTCCCCTAGTTTATCCACCTCTTTAGGGTCAAGCTGTTTTATCATGCGGGCTTCGTCTAGCAACTGGCCTTCTGTAACAAACCTGTACCAGCCCTCAAACCCTGCCTTTCGCATCAAACTGGCATCGTGGTCTTGACGAATAATCCAACTTTCCAACTCAGCAATAAACGCACCGTTTCTGTTTTTCCGGCGCAACATACGGCTTTGCGCTTTTACCAATACTTCAGCAATATCAGCCGCCTCTTTGATGCCACTAGCCCCAAACTTGCCACCTGGGTATTCTCTGCCATCAATAGTTACATCGCTTTTAGCACGGTAAACAAATATCTCTCGCTTAATAGCAGCGTCTAGCTTGCCGCTAGCAAATGTTTGAACTAAATCACGTTCCTCTAAAGCGGCTAACACTCCACCAAATTCTTCGTTGAATATAGATTTCTGCTTGTAGTCAACGCTACGGCGGCCATTAAGAACGTTCTTGTGTGTGCCAACTAAAAAAGCCTCTAAAGCCTCGCCTGGTGGCCCATCGTATCCGTCAATAAAATCTTTCAACTGAGTGTACTTTACTAGGTTTAACACCCGATTTCGCTTTTCAATATAAGCGCGTATCAACTCGTTCTTCTTGTTTTCTGTAATGATATTTACAACGGTCTTATGTTCTGGGTCTCCAATAACACGGTTGCCAAACTGTTTCTCCAGTTCGCGCGCGTACTTGTCCATTAAGTCGTCAGCTTCTTTGGCAGTAAGTTTGACGCCTTTGGCCGTCGCCGCAGAAATTATATCTTTTCTACAATTTTCATAACTCATGTTGTGAATGATTTCCCTGTAATACAGGCTACAGCCTGGTGCGCTAATGAGTCGTGGTTTTCAGCTTGCCGAATAATATTGTCGGCTTCAGCTAAATATTCTGCAACCTCATTGGAATCTAGTTCGCCATTTTCCACCCTGGCCTTTATGTCCTCAATCATCGCTGTCAGTTCTATATCATCAGCATCTCTAGCAACCGGATTGTATTCTGGTTCTGCGTCTAACTCTCGCATCATTTTGCTAAACTCGCTGAACTCAATACCACGATAACCAGCAGCTTCCGCGTCAGCTATTGATGAATCAATGTCATCCTGGCTTGGGCCTTCTGGACGACTGTGGGCTTCCATCCCGCGCAACTCAAAATCTTGCTTTTGACCAAGAACTCTGTAGAAGTCTTCCTGGCGCATGCCTTTTGGGTCAATTCCTAAAAGCCGTGCCTCCTCAAACAATTCTTCTGCTTTTTCAAAAGCTGGTAGCCTAGGGTCTCTGGGCGAAAAAAACCTACCGCTGTGCAAAGTTTTGCCGTCGCTGCTATCGTAATCTTCTACAATCGCGTCAATAATCTCCGCTACAGTGGGGCGTTCACCATCTGGAACTCGCCCATCAAAGTAACCTTCTTCCGTCAGCCGCAGACCTATTTCGTCAATAGAAACACCGCCTTTAGCACGGCTACGCTTAATTCCTTTTGCGGCTTCGCCAAGGTCTGCAAGGTTTGGGTCGTTGGGGTCTATCCCCCCACGCGCTAGAACAGCCTGGCGTAGTGTTTGTGGGCGTAATTTTGCACGGTTAGACGGCAATGCTGCCCTAAGAATTTCTGGGTAAGCGACACCTTTTACCTCTGGGATAATATCTTCCTCAAACATGCCGCGCGGCGGTGAACCAAACGCGCCAGGGTTTCTTTGAGGGTCAAGTCTCCGCGCTGAAACACCAGCAGTTCTTGTCTGAACATCTGCCTCGATTATCTTTGATGCGCCGCGCACTTGACCTGTCGTGACAAGTTCGCCAACAGATGTTTGCAACGCATTGTTTATTGTTTGCGGTGATGCACGTTTAGTCATGTCACCAACTTTACCAGTAACAGCATGCAAGCCGCCGCCAAGTGCAGTACCAAACACTATGTTCATAAATGAATCCATAGCGCCGTAAGTGTCATCCTGTTCGTACCTCGCAGCGCCGTAAATGAATGGTTCAAACAAAGCTGCTTCAGCACCGCCGACTAAGCCGCCTTCAGCAAGCCTGGTCGCTGTTGCGCCGTACTTTGCTTTATTAGCCGCACTCACATCGTCAATTTTCTTTGCTGCCCTAGCCAATCTGCCTGTCTGTGTAGCACTATATGCCAAGCGCCCAACAGCGATACTTGGAACTATTGATGCACCTACAGCTAACGGGTCGAACATGCTGCCTAAGAAGCCACCACCAAGCATGATTGCGCTAGTGCCAAAACCTTCCTGTGAACGTGAAAAGATTTGGTCGCGTCTTGTTCTGTAATCAAACCTCTCGGCCAATACAGCTGCGGCCTCATCGGTAATCCCGTCGTCGCCTACCGTTAAACCCTCACGATAGAACTCACTTTGCAACCAATCATCTTTACTTAGCTTTTTGCCAGACCGATTAGCTAAATATAGTTCACCCATTCTAAATAAAGATGTAGTCGGATTGCTGTATAAAGCATCTTCAATGGCAGTAGTGAATACCAGGCTATCATCGGAATATGTGTAATCAAGCAGATTACCACTTAAAACTGGGTCATCAGTTTGTTCTGGGATAAATAAATCTACCATGTTATGGGGTATCCCCAAACTCAGACGGTAAGTCTGGAATGTCGGAGACGCTTGCTGCCCCCGCAATATTAGCGAACATGATTGTTATGCGCTTATTGTCCCTGTCTTTTACTGGAACACCTAACTCATCAACCAAGTAGACACCCTTGCTGTCTCCAGTAGTCAGCCACGCCCCTTTTGTGCGAATACGACTAACAGCTAAGTCTGTTTTTATTTGCTGTTCTGTTTCGTTAGCGCCAGACTGTAGCTGGATTTGTTCTGGGCGCAGTTGCTTTAATACCTGAGATAAACCAGCAGCAAATTTGTCTGCGTCAGCTTGGCCATATTTAGCCGGAACCCTAATTGGCTGGTCGTTTATTTCTGAATACACAAACTGCGATGTGTGGACGCGCGCAGCCATGCGCGCAGCCTTAGCTGGGTCATTCCCTTTAACAAAATAAAGTTTTGCTAACTTTAGAACAGCTGCGTTCATTTCCCCCACAAAAGATTCCCGACCGCCTGTGTTGCCTTCTGCACCAATACCGGCCCTATTTAAAAACGGCCCTTGCTGGCTTGCGCCAGTAATTGATTTATTGAAGACAGACATCTCGTTCATTACATGCTGTGCAATGTTTTTCTCTACGTCTACATCGCCAATCTGTGCTTTTAGGTCTTTGTCGTCATAAGCTATTGCTGCCGCTAAATCATCAGCAACAGGATTCCCCGCAGTCACCATCAAGATGTTGTCAACAACAGACATACCCGCCTTACGAAATGACTGCACTATTATATGGCTAGGCGCACCAGGGAACTCTGACTTTACTTCGTCGTATATAGCCGCTTTCATTAAAGGTGACGCTGCTTCAATTCGTTCCTTTATATTCTCTTGCTGGTCTACTGTGAAAAGAGTTATTTCATCATCGCGCAAGTCGACTGACTTTGCCCACGCAACATAACCAGCGCCTTTTTGTTCTTCTTTGCGGCCTTTAGCATTTAAGTCGTAATACTTTTTAGGGTCTTTCTTGATGGCTTCAGTGCGTTCAATCTGCAAATCACGGGCTGTTTTTAGTGCATCGTTCAAAACAAGCGCGTCGTCTTTGCGTCCGGCGTCTACAGCAGCGTCACGCTGCTTAACCAAATCAGCAGTTCTTTCAGCCCATGTTTTATTTGATGCAAGTTCTAAACCGCCGACAAATTTATTAGCCGTGCTTGCTGCTTTAAGAACCCTTGCTGACTTTTCAGCTGCCACTGGGTTTATTTTTTGCAGCCTGTCCAAGTTTTGTTTTGCTTCCGATGAGACAATACCATTCCTGGCAACTTCTAACGCGGCGAACTCAAGGTTTTTTGCAACTTCCGCACCTTCAATATTCGCGCGTTCTGCCATGCCAGATTTCAGGATAGATACAATCGCAGGGCGGTCGGCGTCATCAAGACCCGCAAATCTGCCAGTTTTGTTTTCAGCTTCCTCTTTTGCTGCCTCTAAATCTGTGAACGTGGCGTCATCGTCATAAAGTATGTTGTTCGCAACATTTTTAAATGATTGGAGGGTTTCACTTTGACTAGCTGCCTCAATAAGCCTTAAAGACTTTCGCTTCGATTCAAGAGTTTTAGAACCTGACTTAAACACGCTTTCACTAATCTGCCCAGACCGAAACTGCTTTGTTAAAAAAACCGCATGGTTGTCGATGTCTGTTTCAGTTACATTCTCTTTGGAAATGACATTAGCAACCTGACGCTTTGCAATAACATCCTCAGTTGCCTGTGATGTTTTGTATCCGTCCGGCAAGTATTGGGAAAAGCCATTTAGTTCCGCTTCTTGACGGTAATTATTCAAGTCAGCTTTGATAAGGTCAACCCTTGGGTCGCCAGGAACCATAGAGTTAAGCAAGTCCAACTTACTATCAAATAGCGCGGTCATTTTCTTACCGCTTTCTTGCAGCCCCCTACCATACGCTTTTTGTTCAGCATCTAGCCCCTGTATAGAAAGGTTCTTAGCAGCAGAAGAACGTAATGCGCGTTTTTGGCTAGGAGTCATGTCTAGCGAATCAATCTCGCTAAATGTCCGTGTCTTCAACAGGTCTACAGCTGTGCGCGCGTCTGACGCGGTTGTGTAAGCGGGGTCATTCTCAATGTTTTTTATTTCTCTTGCAAGGCGTTCACTAATTTCAGCATCTTTGTCAGCCGTGTTTTTATTTTTTTCTGCCATTCCGAATTGAGTAGCAATATTAGTTATGCTTTCCCCTAAACTGGCAAATGCGCGGCCTGGTGCTTCAAACTCTGAACCAGCGCGGGGGCCAAGGCTACCTGTAGCCAGCCTTATGCCGCCAGCTTGACCTTGATTGTATAGTGGAATCTTAGGCATATTTACCTCACGCCATTAGGGTTGCGGCTTTGGAACCGGATTCTAGCAATGATTGGTACGATGCTGTTTTATATGCTGTTGCCTTTGCGCGGCCGCCAGCGCGGGCAAGTGCCGCTTCAGATGCTTTTGCTGTGGCTTCGATATCACCGGCATATTGTATTTTTAAAGCATCCATGTTCACATTAAAATAAGCGTCTGCTATCGCTTGCATTGGACTCCCAGACATTTCTACGCCGGAAGCTGCCGTCGCTACTTTTTGAGTTGAAACCAGCCTTTCGGAATTCTGGCGTAAGTTTGCTTCCTCATCTACCTTGGCACGGCGCAATATAACAGCTTCGTTCTCGGCAACCTGTGCATTGAACTCAGCAGTTTGCTTGGCAGCTTTTGCCGCAGCTTGATTTCCCTTGTAACCCATAACGCCGCCAGCAAGCGCTGCGCCCGCTGCTACTGCTTGCCAAGCCATTATATCACCCTTGCCATGCGATAGTAGTTACTACCGTCTGGCCCAAATTTATACATAATACCTTCATCTTCAAATCCCATCCATCTGGCAAACCTAATCGCCTCTGGGTCGCCCGTGTGAATACTAGCTTGCACACGATGTAAATTCGTTGTCGCCAGTATACTACTAAACAGTGTCTTAGCATACCTAGCTAGTGACAGCTTCCATTTCGGCGCATGCTTGGACAGGATTACCCAGCCCTCGCCAACACCATCCCACATCTCATGTATGCCGCCGACAGCCACTACGTCATCATCGCCCATCACAGCATAGCCAATAACCTGTTTGCCGTTGTCAAACGCAGCCCGCATGCTTTCTGGAAACTCAAAGTCAGTCTCAATGCTATTAACAAGGCTAGAGTTGAATGGCACAATTCTAAGCATCGAAAGTGTTTGACCTCCGCATGATAGCCAGCACAGTCATAGGCAATGGCTGTGACTGCCGCACAATAACCCGTGCATCTGTCTCATACCCTGATGGGAAATAAATCTCTTTGTCGCCTGTGAACAACGGCACAGCTTGGTTCATAGCCATGCTGCTGTCACGGAATGGTAGTCTGTCTAGGTTGTTGAGGTCTGGCCCCAACTCTGCGCCGACTGTCTTAAAGAACCGCGCAGTCACACCATGAATACGCTTAATCTTACCTTGGGCAATGCCGTCGTCAGCGCCAGCCTCTAGCCGCAGCGTCTCAATAGTAGACGTGTATCCATAGCCTATATGCACCTTAGATGATGAACGGTCTAGTGTGACCCGTCCACCTGATACAACTTTGTCAGCGTGAGTAGCCCCATTAGCTAAAATAGCTACTGTCTCGCCCTCTAAATGATTTAGCCCACTAATGGTGGTTGTAGCCGCGCCTTCGTATGTCAAACCGCTGTCTAAGTAGAACGCATCCTCAACGTCATCGCCAAACTCAATAGTCTTCAGATATTCAACATGGCGCACAGTAGCACCGTCTATAGTACGCTTTACAGACACATATACTTGGTCTTCTGCGCCAGATGGGATAGCCGTAACACTCTCAACAATGCCGCTGCCACCAATGTCGTGGTCATGCCAGCCGATAGCTGCATTAGCACGGTCGTATGTTAGCCCAATCAACCGTCCGTCATTATGAACAAACCACACAATAAGTTCTGGTTCCTGTTGCCACACCATGTCAATCAGACCACCACGGGGGATATGGTCAGCCAGGATACTCAAGTCGATGCCCAACAATCCATCAGTGTCCAAGTCAAAGGTAATCTCTTTCACCTTCTCTTGCCCCTTCTGGATAAGGATGGTGCTGTTGCCAGCCCGTAGCGGTCTTACCTCTGAACAACCGAATGTCGTCTCACGCAGCACGTTCACGTTTGTTGGTGTAACTGGTGTAGCACCTGTGCCACCTGATAGCGTAAATTCTGCGCTTGTGGTTAGGATTTGCAGGAAACGTGCTGGAAGCAAATGCCTGATAACATTCACCTTATCTGATGCAATCGTCAGGTTTACTGCGTCGTCATCATTCGTGCCAGGCGTGTGGTTCTCAAAGTCTGCACTAACAGAACCAAATACAGTCTGCGGCTGGCCTGTGGTGCCAGCAAAGTATAGGCGTTGTTCGTAGAAACCTACTGCCTTTGGGTAGCCTTGGTCGCCACCGAATGCACCTAGTGACCATTTCTTTGTAGCATTGCCAGAACCTACAACGTGGTCAGGCAAGTTGCTATTCCCAAATGAATCTTCTTTTACTGTAGCCGTAACCGTTGTTGAGTTTGTGAAAGCGGTTATTTCAACGTAACCTGTAGCATCATGGTCGTAACGCCAATTAATCGCACCATATGTCTCTGTGCCTTCTAGGTGTACTGGCGGTGTGTTCCCAGATGTTTGGGTAGAACCTGTTACCTGAGTATACACATGTCCATTATAACGTACAGATACACCATTAGCATAGCTGGTGCTTGCCGCCCACTCATCATGTTCAATTTCAAGCACCTCACGGAACCTGATGTAACGCCCAACATCCGCTGCGGTAAACAATGCTGCTGATGCTGTAATCGTTACGCTTCCGGTCTGGGCTGACGCATACAGGGTTGTTGCCGTGTCATTCTCGTCAAGGTAAGGGCCGTCAGTGAAATCAATTTCAGTAAGCGTAAAACTGGTAGCTGTTGTGCGTGTTAGCTTGGCTGGTGCGTGGTCTTTGTGCGCTAGGTACAACACATCGGCAGACTGTGCGTGGTTAATTTCAAAGATGTCCGTAACTGAATATGTAGTCGTAACCTCAACAATCTTCGATGCCGTGCCGCCACTTGTGTATGCGTCAAACGCCGTGCTGTCGATACCAGACAATTCAAATGTATTAGCCGTTGTATTCGCTACAGTAAATTCACGGTTGTTCAACTCTGTCATGCCAGCAACACCGGATATTAGCACCCTGTCGCCGTTTGTGAATGTGTGTGAAGTAATTGTAACTACGGCAGGGTTCGCTTGTGTAACCGCTGTGATGCTTTGTGAAGCCTCTGTTAGCAAACCACCATCTTTGTAGAACCGAATGTAGTTAGCGCCAAACTCTAGGATATACGCCTGTTCGTCGCTGAACTCAAAATCAATCAGCCTGACTTTACCACCGTCTTTTGTACGTCCAGCAAAGTATGTGCCTGGTCTCCGTGTAACGCCGCCTGACGGGTACACAACCATATTGTTTAATGTCTGGGCAGCTTCATTGTACTTTTGTAAGTCAATGCGGCCTTCTAGCTTTGGAGATATTTCACCAGTACGAAAGTTGGTGATAATGGAGGATACACGCGCCATGCTTAGAACCTGATGTTGGTGTATGTGTCTGCTTGAGGCTGTTCTGGATAACCTTCCATAGCATCAATAGACTTGGCTTCTCTTAATCTTTGTTCATATAATGCGTTCATAGTTTGCGCGACAGTACCGCTGCCTGTAATTGCATAAGCTGTTTCGGCAGCTAGACGATGTGCGATTGCTGACGAAAGCAGCGAGTCATACTGTTCTGTGTCCTCAATGCGACCAATATATACAATCCTGCATGTGCCTTGGTTTGACAGGATTTTGCGTCCTTCAATCTTATACATGACATTGCTATCGTAAGCCGCTATATCGCTATTTACGTTTGAATCCCAGAATGACAGAACTCGTAAGCAGAACGGTTCTGTTGGTAATGTGTACTGGTAAGTAAACCCGAAAGCTGGCGTTGCAGTGTCTTGCGCCAGTTCTGCCCGTGTCACCGCCGTATTCCAAGGATGTGCGCGTAACACAGCATCCCGCACTAATTCATAGTTACGGTTACACAGTCTGGCTTCTTTGGAGTTTTGCGTAAGAGATGTGATGGTTGCTGCGCCAAGCAAGTCTAAGGCTTCATTACAAATATCAACAACTGATGGCATGGTTTACCAACCTTTCAACTCTAATTAGCACACCGAGACTCAAGTTCTTCTCACCACCCTTGAACGGCCCGCGTTTCCTATATGCTTCTCTGGCTATCGTCTTCAGTTTCTCTGTTGGTAATAATACCACAGTTTCATCATCAAGTACGAATGCCCAATGTGTCGCCATTGTTGTGGCTATGCCACTTGGCTTATTCCTACAAGAAAACTCCACAAACACATTCCCAGTTCGTGAAGCTACAAAATCCCTTTTCACCTCTATGGTGTTGCCACTTAATATGTCGCCTAGCCACCTCTCAGCTATTTGACCAACTTCTAAATCCCAGCGAAAATCGCCGCACGGTTTCATCATATCGCCCTCCAGCATGATGGGTTGTATGGGGGCGGCGAACCGCCCCCACATTATTTAGTCTACAACGTAGAGAACTGTCAGTTCAATCGTTCCTGTAGCGGCTGCGCCAGTCAGGGTAACTGTGACTGGATAGCCTTCATCGTCGGCATCAATTTCGATACCTGAACCAAGTGCCAGTGTAGCAGCAATGTCTGCTTTAGCGGCGCTGGCTGATGAAGCTGCGGCCTTGAACTCATCTGCGTCCAAAGCAACAGTTGTGCCGTCAGCGTTTGCGTAAGCACCATGACCTACAGACAACTGAGTTGATGCACCAAGCGCGTCATGCGCCAGTGAACCTGTCAAAATCCGTGCGCCGTCTGGAAGACGGAACATTTCAATGACATCATCAGCAGCCAGTGCAGATGCTTCGTAAACACCATGTGCAACACGAACCCGACCACCCATTTCGTTGGTCTTGTTCATCACTACAGGGGTTGCGCGTGAATTAGTGCGCTGTGTTGAGTATACAGTAGCCATTTCACATCACTCCCTTAAGCAGCTTCGTCGCAGTCAATCTGGACGACTTTTTCTTCTTCCATGCGGGTAGAACCGATTGACATGCAATAGTACACCTGAGTCGCGTAACCTTTGTCGTTACGTTCATCAATGCGCGCCATTACGTCACGGCCTACTGCCAATGCAAGACCATCCTCTGCCCATGCAAAGCATGAACGGATGTCACCAGATTTAGCTAGACGATTGGTTACAATGAAGTTGAAGCCCATGAACTGATTGACTTCACCCTGAACAAGTGCCTTCACAGTATTGAAGTCGCTTGAGGTGACGTTTGTGTCAGCCAAGAGTGCTTCAATCTGGTCAGGGCCACATGCGAGGTAGCGTGGGATAGATGGGTCAACATCTGACAGGTCAAGAATCTTCTTAGCCTGACGCAACTTTGCAAGTGACATGTCAGCACCGCCGTTAGCAATTTGCTGTGCGGCTGGCAGGGCTGTTGAGGTTGAACCAGTTTCACCAGTAAATGCTGTGCCAAGTGCAGCGGCGATGATTTCATCGTCCATTGCACGGCCCATAGCTGCGGCGGCAGCTTGTGCATATGCTGATGTTGGGTCGATAAGCATGCGTACTTTGTCCTGGTCATCAATCAGGTCTGCATACTCATAGTCTACGAGTGACACCCGACGACGTGCGTGTGGGGTATCAATCTGTGGTGTGTCGGCATGGCGAGTTGTGCGCTTCTGCGCTGTTGCCTTACCAACCTGGTCAAAGAAGGCATTTTTACCAGTCATATTCTCTACGCGCACCGCATCACGCAGACGGGAACCCATCTGCTGCGATAGCATCTGCACGTTTGCAGAATACTGCTGGACAAATGCCGTGGTTACTTGGGTTGACATATCTTGTCACTCCTTCTTTTTCACGGGTTACATTTGAACGCTTTTCGGTGCGCTACCCTTACGGACACTCCTGGTCTTTTCAGCCGACTTAAGGCCACCATCTTTCTGGTCGTCAGCAGGACGAGTCGCCTCGCTACCCTGCATCACCCACTCGAAGTAAGTATCTGCGAGTAAGTGTGGCTTGAGTACATCACGACCGCTACCGAACTCGACAGCTAATCGTAGGCATTCAAGCCGAATATCTGTGATGGTCAGTTCCTCATCCATGTAACTGTTCCATCAAATGTTGCATACGTTCCACAGCTTTCTGTCTCGCAATCGGGTTCTTTCTATCCCAATAAGCATGAGACTTGTCATTCATAATGGCATCAATCTCAGCTTGCGCTGTAGCTGGTGTCATTACGCTTGACTGTGACATTTCTGCAACAGTGTCTTCACTGGTCACAGATTGCCTGAAATCTGCGATTTTTGCAAATGCTTTAATAAACTCAGCGTTGTCGCCCAGCTTTGAACCATCTGCTAAAGTGATGTTAAACATCTCAGGGTCTGCAAACTCTTGTGCTACTCGCGCAGCCGCTTCAACTTTTTGGTCAAAAGCCCTACCCCATTCTTGCCGTAATGACTGCACAGTTTGTTCCTTGGCAACCTCGGCTAATTCAAGAGACTGCGCACCTTCCTGTTCAACTGTGCTTCTGTAGTAATCAAGAACACCCTTGGCTTGGTCAGGTGTTAAGCGCAGTTTGTGCGCAACATCTGCGTAATTTGCTGCTAATTCTTCAGTAATTACGTTTCCATCAACGTCAAAACCGTAATCCTTTGGTGTCTCTGGACGGCCTAGACGGTCGTAAATGCGGTCTAAGTCTTCATCTGTCGGGTTGACTGGAACCGCTATCTTGTCAGCACCAATCAATCTTTGCGCGTTCACATAGGAACGGGCTAGGTTTTCAACATCCTTTATAGGCGAAATGCTAGGATGCTGGCGTAGTTCTTCTGGTATCATGTTTAGAAACTCGTTACCAGACCCGCCTGACGCTACTTCCGATGGGGTTTCCATCATAGGCGCAGCTTCCGGCTGGGCTACCTGTTCGGCGTTTTCCAATGACATGTTTACTCCTCTTTCATCATATTGTGGATATGAAGGATAACAGCACGTTTCCCTTCCTCGAATGCTGTGGCATTGGCATCGCCAGCCACATAACTAGAAGCACGATAATTACACCGTGCCTCTAAATCAGCTAATACTTTAACTGAACTCTCGCTGTTAAATGTTTGTCTGTAAAGGTCTTTTAGCTTTTCAATCTCAGGTGTCACTTACTAACCATCCTGGACGCTTGCGCTATCTGGGCTACATTCTGGACATCTTGCTGTTCTTGCATCATCTCCATCTGCGCCTGTTGTTGCGCTGCACGTTCCTCTCTAACCTGTTGAACCTCACGTTCTGACCTCAATGCTGATTTCGGAACGCCTAGTGCATCGGTAACATGCTTTACCAATCCGTCAGCATCAATATGGTCGCCAACTGGAATTGCTTGTGATAGTGGCATCAATATCTCAAGCGCCTTCATCGTGCTGTTTAGGCTGCTTGATTTTTGCGCGCGGGCAAGCGGTGATACATATTCAATATCCACATCACGCCCCTGTAGGATTTCCGGTGGTTGTGCAAGCATGTCTGAACGCAGCATCAAAGCAAATACACGGTCAATCAAAGGCCGCAGCATTTCATTCATCAATCTGCCCAGCACGGGGCCAATCACCCGCATGCGTTCTTCTTGCCTTTGGACAACCTCTGTCGCTGTCATGTTTGGAGACTGCCCACTAAGAAGCTGGTCAACATAGAAGGCTGAACGGATTGCTGTGCGGCGCTGTTCTTCCATGCTTAGACCGATAGGAATGTTTGCGCCTGTGTTTAGCGGCGTAATCATATCGCGTGTACCGCTTCTAAAGAAATTCAATCCCCCAGGCTGCGTACGGATGGGCAAGAGGAAACCATCGTCAGGAACAAGTAAGGGAGGGTCTATTTGTTTCTGCGCAGCTTGGATGATTGTTTTTGACATAAGATTAAGCATCTTAACGTCAGGCAACGCAACCATCGCTGGGGAACGCCCCATTGTCTCACCAGTCGCCTTCAAAAATCGTGGGACAATGTACGGGAACTCTTGGAAACCACTTTCAGAAAGCAGCCCTTTGGTTTGCATGTCAATATAGAACGATGCGAATGGCATGTTCTTATTGTCTCGCTTGTTAGGGTCACGGTTAATACGCGGCACTACAGCGTGTAGGATTTCAATTTCTTCATCCGGCTTATTCTTGAATATCTTTTGAATGTAGTCTGTCACGTTGTCTATGCCAAACCGTTGCACAGCCTGACGCGCTGGAATTTTGTAAAGACGGAATACTGTATCTACAATCCCGAATTGGTTTTCTTGCACATAGAACTCAGAGATGTGGCGTGTGCTAAACCGCAGATTACCATCGTCAATCTCAGCAAACATACAGCCTGTGCCAAACACAACCAAGTCCACATACATTTCATGGACTTCAGTTTCAAAGTTTGACTGACCAAAAGCCCGCATCATGCGCTGGCTAGTATCTTGCAGCCACTCACGCACGTCATCGTCACGCCCAATATTCTCGTCTTTCATGTCCAGCATAAACCAAGGCGTGGCACCGCTGGTCAGCATCCCGTGCAAACTAGCGGCAAGCAAGTCAACGGCCTGGAGTGCAGTACCGTCAAAGATAAGTTCCATGCGTTTTTCGCCACGGCTACGCTTACGAACAATATCCGCTTTGCGGGGCAGCATGTAATCAGCTAGTTCCTGATAATGCGTATCCCAATTATCTCTACGGCCTTTAAGGTATTCGTACCGCTTTACTAAGCCCTTAACGAAATCTTGCATGTATTACCCCAATAATGTAGGTGCGCCGCTGCCACCAGTGGTTCCGGTTTGCTGACCCAAAGCACCAGCAACAATGGTGGACCCAGCGCCTTTACGCTTTCTAGCCTTCATTGTCGCTTCTTCAGCCAAGGCCACTGCGCGTTGCGTATCTTCTTCACCCGCCTGTGCTGGTGGAGGTGGTGGTGGTGGTGCGGGTGGAACATATACTTTTGGCTTCAGAAAAGACATTATTAGCCTCCTGTTGGTGATTTTGCGCTAGGCGTTGCGTAGGCTACACCGTAGCCCTCCATCAAAGTACCAGCAGCACCAGCCCGTTTGCCTTTAGTGCGGCGAGTGCCGCGACCAAGCATTGTGTCATCAGGCACAACTTCAGGCGTTACTTCTGGCGTAACTTCCGGTGTCGTCGCTGGCTGTTCCGGCATGCCATACAGCATTGCGCGGCGTTCTTCTTTATCAGTATTCATAACCACATCAAAAGTCTCAGCCGTTACTTTCTTAAATGGCTTCTCAACTACTTCCTCAAAGGCTTCACCGACCAGCTTTTTGCCGCCCCTAACCGCCTTATCAATTTGTTTTTTGCCAGGGAACCAGCTTGGTGCACCACCACCCATAGTAATCTCCTTTAAACTATCATTCCTGTTGATTCAATAATTGTGTTGCCACGGGCGCGTTTGCGCCTTTCCTTCGATGCCGCGTTTGCTAGCGTGATTGTTGGTTCTGATGTGATAACTTTAGGACTTTCTAATTTAGGTGTCTCTTGTCCCTCTAAATCGCCTTTCATAGCTAAAGCCATTCTTCTTGCTGCATCAGGGATTTTTTTTAATGCACCAACATCTATAGCTGCCCTTGCGCCTTTTCTCATACCGCCCATGTCTAACTCCAATCGTGAAACCCCAGCTTCTGAGTTTCAGTCCGAAGCCAGTACGCATTTGTATAACCTTTACTAGATAACACACTTTTTAATTTTCTGAAACCTATTGCTATGTTTCGTTTCCCACCGTGGGCAATAAAGTCAATAATCCAGGGTACTGTGCCACCGCCAGCGTAACCTTCTTTCGGAAAACTCAGTTCCTCCGTATAATGAACAATATGCCTGTAATTGGGAAATGCCCAGGTAGCAAAGCACATAGGCGCACCCTGGGCATCTCGCATCACAAGATATTGGTCTAGCATCATAGGCGGCCTGATAAGCGTCTCTATCTCCTCAACGCCCCACCACCCGTGGTAATCACTCCAATCAAGCAGATACTTGATGGCCTCTACATCAACTGATTTACTCATAGCGTAAACGGGTTGTAGTCCATCTGGGCTACTTGCTGTGGAGGTTTAGTGAAGTTGCTTCTGTTCTCCAGACCAACCGCCAAATATCTAAAGGCATCAGCCGCGTGGCTGGTAAAGTCGTGCAACGGATGGTCGCGGAATACTTTACGCCTCTCGTCAAACTCTTGCCTGTACTGCCGTAAATACTCCAAACCTTCATGGCACTTATCTTTATCAAAATAACATTTAGGTATCAGCATCCGTGCAGCGTTAATACCGTCAGCTACCTTCATCTTTGGAACTACACGAAACTTAATACCCAGCGTATAAGCAGTCTCTAGCCTAGACCTACCGCTGCCTAACTCCCGCACCTCAATGTCATGCGGGGCCAGATGGTCTCCATAGGTGTAATCCTTCTTGCTAAGAATGTCAGCGTAATGGTCTAAGCCAACCCCGCTACTCTCATAATAATCAATCACATTAACAGCACCGCCACGGAATATCTGCGCAAACCAAATAGCTGTGGAATCATTTATACCCAAATCCCAAGCGGTATGCACAGGGTACATAGGGTCATAAGGTATCCGTGTCACCCTGCCATCATCGTCAGCCGCAGCTAACAGCTTCGCATAATAAGCACCAATAATAGCCGCCGTGAACGAACATTCATATTCTTGTTCATATTGTTCCGGTGTCATCTGCGCACGGGCAGCGGCAAGTTCCTCCTCCTTAACCAGCCCACTCTCACTAGCCTTGACTGTCTTGTGATACCACTGGTCAGACCCGTTCTCCACCTCGCTAATAGCCGTCTGCATCAAATCATAAAAATGATTATGCCCTGCCGGTGTACCTAAAA